TATCATAAAGAGAATTTAATCGCCATGTCCGGTACTAAAGGTACCTTTATGGACTTATCCCAACTTCCTAATTTTGGAGACCCTGAGGACGAAGGAGAGGATCAATTTAACTCAGACCTGAGAAACTGGTTGTATTACAAGAAATTAGGTGTTGCTTTCCTCGATAGAGCGAAAGAAGGTGCTGATACATCATTTAATCAGTTTGGTACCTATGATGATACGCTCGGAGTAGGATTGGCAGTAATTCTTCAGATGATCCAACACATCGAGGATGTAGCAGGAAGACTAATCGGCGTAAACCGTCAACGTCTCGGCGCAATCTCTCAACGTGAGGGCAAGGGAACTACTGAACATGCTATATCACAATCCAACTTAGTAACAGAGGCTATTTTTAATGAGCATGATGAATTCGTTCGTCAAGCACTTGAAGATATTCTCAATGCGTGCAGAGTAGCATGGAAGAACGGATATACAGGTTCTTACGTGTCTGACCAGTATTTGCAGCATATATTTACCCTTGATCCTGATTTTGTATTATCTGATTTTGGGATACATATCACTAATAGGATATCCGATGCCCGTAGTATTGAAGAAATTAAAGCTTTCTCGTACCAGTTAGTACAACAGGGTATGATGGAGTTTGAAGATATAATG